GTGATGACAGACAGCTCCCTGACATCCTTCTGTGCTCCCTGGTTCCTTCTGTCTGGTTCCTGACATCCTTCTGTGCTGTGATGGGATGACAGAGAGCTCCCAGGGCTCCCAGTGATGACAGACAGCTCCCTGACATCCTTCTGTGCTCCCTGTGATCGATCCCAGACCGGAGGCCGGAGGGCCGGAGGCATATTTGCACCCGATCCAGGGGGACGGGGGAGGGGAGGCGCAACCACTGTGGCGGCGGGTCTCGCGTGAGATAGGGGTGTTTTTTTTCGTATGGTTCCTCTGATTATCAGAAAGTTACACACAATTTTCGGCAGGGTGCCGCAAAAGAACCTCGCGGAAAGAGCGGAATTTCCCTGATATAAACCAAATTTGGAACGGAGAAAAGAAAAAATTAATTTTTTCAAAGAACCGATAAACATCAAAAAGGGTACAGGAGCTATGCGGGCACAGAAAAATACTATGCAGGCATAATGAACCTGCATAGCTGCATAGCGAGTTAATGTGTGTTAATCGTTATTTTGTGCGACGCAAAGGAAAAGTCACATGGTACGGGGGCAAAATGCGTAACTTTGTAGCGACAATAAAAGATAGAATTATGGCAGTACAGTTAGACAAACCTCGCAGACCGATAAACGTAGTGCTAAGGTCGTTTGCTCGGCAGGCCGTGCAGCAGCTGGAGAGTGACTTCAGAACGCAGCACATCTACCCCTACGAGATTTACCCTGGCTATAAGCAAGTGAATGAGCGTCGCAGAATGAAAGCGATGGCAGGATCAGGCGACTGGTACGCTACGGGACAGGGTATCAACTCGTTTCAGTATGAGGTGATGTCGGCTGCTGAAGGCAACGAGACCATCCGCATCGAGTTTCTTGATCACCTGCGTTTCGTGGATATGGGTACTGCGGGTGGTAAGAAGATTGAGACCATCCAGCGCCAGCGTAAGGCGAAGCATAACAAACGCTACGTGGCCATCTGGGACTCTCGCGGTGGCGACCAGCACCGTCCATCGATTATGCGTGAGGCTCGGCATATCGAGGCACGTATGACCAACTATCTCCAGGACTTCTATGGCCGTGAGGTGCAGGCTGTGGTCTATAAGACCTTCGCAGGCATGAAGGCCATCGACCTAAACGTATAAGCGTATGCCAACGAAACAGCCATCTACATCGTATCAGCACATCAGGAACTACACCGAGAAGTTCCAATGGCGCGATAAGACTACGGGCCTGCTGACCACGGGCTACAATCCTCCGCTGGGCGCGAAGGAGTTGCAGCGGGTGCCATTCCATATTGTATATGTCACCAAGAGCGGACGTTTGGAGCGTGGTAACTGTGTATGTCTGAAGGTTGACCGTCGCAAGGGCATGCGCATGGTGCAGTTCTTAGAGTCGAACCAATTCCGATGGGTATATGATATCCTCGTAATCGAAATCGACGGCATGCGATTCTTTGCACACTAAAAAAGCTGCTCATTAAAGCAGCTTATTTTTGCGATTGATCTCCATCCAGGGAACCTTTGGGAAATACTTACTGATATTGTCTTTGGTGATGGGTATCTCTATCCATTCGTCGGTACCCATATACATCACCTGAATCTGGAAGGGGAAGGCCGTGTAGTTGTTACCGGTAACTACTCCACTGAGCCAGGGCGAAAAGGACTTACCCTTCTCGAATGGGCCAGTACACTCCATGCGCTTCGGTTTGACAAACTCCTGGTCATCAGACTTGATGCCAGTGTGCAATCCAGAGACTACATCGCCAACAGCATTCACGATGTAGAAATCCACCAACACATACTTCAAATCGCGGTCGGCTGTGACCTTAAACTTGGTGTTAAGCATCTTACGACCAGGGAATGCTCCAAAGGGATTGTCCGTAGTTAGCTTGAACTTCGAGAACTCTACCTGAGCCGAGGCAGAGGTGACAGCAATAGCCATCAGGAGAAAAGAAATAATTAGTTTTTTCATAAACGTATGAATTAATGAGTTAATGAATTAATCATCGGGTAATTGTGTGACTTTGAGTTTTGCGCCACAATCAGGACAATGGAAGATAATGTTGCCATCGTCGGAAATCACAGGGGCCTTTGAACCATCATTGAGACTGTCGCCATGGTTCGTACTGCTTTGCTTCATCAGTTCGAGATCGAAGAAGTCAGTGAAGGGTATGCCAGTAGCGACGGAGAGCTGATAAACACGATAGACGTTGGGCGTATAGTTGACCATATCGTGAATAGAGGTAACAGAGCACTCCAGCAGCTCTGCCAGGCGCTCGTAACTGAAACCATAGGCACGGAGCACACGCTTTGCAATGTACCAGGCGGGTGTAAACTCCTTATCCTTTGTTGATAACTTTGTCTTTGCCATAATCGGGAATAAATAAATATTTGAATTTCGGGGGCAAAGATAAGAATAATTTGCGAAATTTACAAGAAAAAGCGAAAGAATTTTAGTAAAAGGCGAAAAATTTAACGAAAAAGGGGATAAAAACCCCGCTCAGGAACGTTGGGGGTTCGAGAGCGGGGTTGGTGTCAATCCGCATATAGTTGTGAACAACAACTATGGGTTTCCAGCATCGGTGCCGGTATTGGGGTCGGTACCAGAGCCAGAGGGCTGCTGTGGGGTGGCAGAGTCGGCGGTGGGTACGGTGTATTGGTCGGTGTTGATGCAGTTGAGATTGCGGGGCTGGTTCTGTTCAATGGCGAGTGCCAGGACATTCCAACCGCTGTACTTCGTGGCGAGACTGAGCCAGTTGGCCTTATCCAACTGGAGGCCAGCGAGGGCCTGCATGGTGGCAGCATCGTAGGTCTGACCCGTGATGGGACATTTGCCGGTATGCTTCAGTCGGGCGAGGTAGGCGAGAAGATCCTGCACGAACTCATCCATCGCCATCTGCACATTCATAAACTGTTCGTCATCCTGACGGGCGCTCTTGGCGAGGGAGGTCTGCTTGGAGCGCATCAGGAAGTAGATGGTGTGCTCGTAGTTGACCACGAGATTGTTGGTGCCCTCTGCATCAATCAGGATGCTGTAAGCCACGCAGGGCGACTTAGCGGTATTCTGGTTGCGCACAAACTCATTGTCCTCATTGATGGCACGAATAAGGTAGAAGGCTTTCTCCTTCTTACCGTCCTTTGACTTGCGATTGTGACCGATGGCATCGTAGAGCTCGGCCCATCGTTCAAGAATTACACTCAGGTTTGCTTTCATATCTGATACGGTTTGAGTTGCTGTGGCACAGCAACATGCTTAACACTATTCCATATCCATAGGTGGCTCCATAGGAGGCATGTGAGCCTTCGGCTTGCGGGGACGGCGAGGCTTCTTTTCGGCCTCCTTGCCCTTCAGAATCTCTTCAAGCTCGCCTGGTCGCATATCGATGTGGCGCTCTACCTTTGAGCATACGATTTTCTGTACGACACGCGCCCATGTGGATGAGTTGCACGATGACTCGTTTTCGAGAATCGAGACGAAGGTACAGAGCACGAAGATAGCTGCTATGTACTGACCAAGGTGTAACCCTCCGAAATGGCCTAAGAGGTGGTTATCGACACCTTGTGCCAACAGAATACAGAGCCAGACAACCGCCAGGTCGGAAATCATCTTGAACATGTGGGCACTTTTCAGTTTACCATCAGCACCACCTTCGGGCACCGTGCGACGGATGCGACGATTTAAGCGCCATGCCGTGAGGCAATCGACGATGACGGCAAACACACACATAAGGGCGTAGGGGAGCGTCGGTTCCATCCACGCCCAGACGATCCCCAATCCCAAGGCAATCCAGCGAGGGATGGAACTGAAGAAGTTCTGGAAGAAAGTAACGATACTGTTCATTGTTTCATTATTTCATTAAATCATTAATTCATTGGGGGTCGCTGTGGCACAGCGACATACTAAACCGCTAACGAGGACAGTGGCGAGCCGTTGATGTCGAGACGGACGGAAAACTCGATGTCGATGAGCGAGGCATTGGTGCGGTCGGGGCCTTTGACCGTATCTTCGGGTACGATGTGGCAGGGGATCCAGTGACCGGCAATCATTATCCAGGCGAACTTCGCCATCAGGAACTCGTGCATGAACCACGCAGCCCACGCTTCATCGAGCGGGCCGGAGGTGAGTTTCCACGTCTCATAGTCATTCTTCTTAGTGACCAGGCCACGCGAGAACTGACCGAAGGATTCCTGAATGGAACGGATGTACTGCTCCTGGGTGACGTTCATTTCAGTCTCACGCATGGAGCGCACACTGACGGATTCGAGACAGCCCAAGCCGTTGACAAAGCGGAACTGATAGCGGTCGGGCTGTCCGGCTGCCACGGCATAGACCTGACGACCATTGACGGTCTGGAGTCCGGCGGTGGTTATATTGACTACTTGTGAGGTTGGCCCGACAGTGACATTGCCGCTGCTGACGGGTGAAGCGAATGACAGCGGGCAAACCATAGATTCACCCACCATCACCACTTCGGGTTGTGTAGAAGGCTTGCGAGAGAAGTGCTGGGCGAGTTTACTGCCAGAGCTGAGAAGTCGCTCCAGGTCGGTATAAGCACCCATGATGCAATACTGCGTCGTAGAGAGCGTGACCACGCCCACATTGTCGTGTACCTCACCATTCTGCATGTATTCGTCGCAGGCAGAGAGGGTGTAACCGATGCGAGGGTAGGAGGCAGGAGGCGTGACGGTGTACTCATACTTATCGGCCACGGCACGGAGGGCGCTGCTGATGTCGAAGTACAGAATTTCGCCACTCTCAGCAGGTGAAGCAAGCGTAAGCGCCTGACTTGCGAGGTCAACACCTTCGAGGAAGCACGTCACCGTGAGTTTTACACGGTGAAAAGCACACGCGCCACTGATGACAGCGGCCTGCACCTTATAGGTGATGGGTGAGCCTACGAGCGGCGATGCGCCTTGTATGAGTAAACCTTGTGCCATTCTAATTGATAATTGAGAATTGAAAATTGAAAATTAACTCTTTTGTTCATTCGGATTATCGGTGGTGACACCGGTCTTAGAGCGGTCGAGGGTGGTCATCGCCTCGCGCTGCACCTGCCAAACGAGGTGACGATCCCACTGGTTGAAGCGGGAGAGCACTTCGAGAGGTTTGAGCATGATATTCAACTGCGGCGATTTGAGTATCTGGCGCAGCAGAAAACGTTCGCGGATGTCGGTACCACCATTGGAGCCTACCAGTGAGAGGGGCGACGAACCAAGCAGACGGGCATCGAGGCCGAGGGCCATGAATACCACGCTGGAGAGTTCGGCAGTCTCTTTCTCATTGGCTGCTACGGCATCCTTCGAGTTGGCTTCTATCTCCACAATCTCAAAGCTCTTATGCTCCTTCTGGTCGTTGCCCGTGAAAGTGAAGGCCAACAGCGACTGTCCGGCATTGTTGCGATTGGCGAGCCACTGGTTGATCTGCGTATAGAGTTTGTCGCGGATTTCAGCCTGTTTCTTGGCATCAGACTGTGCCTTGGCCTGTATAAACAACTGTTGCATGTAATCGTTATTCAGGTAGATCACGCGCCCGATGACATTGCTGTTACGCTTGCGCGAGAGGCGGTCGGAGAAAATCGTAGTGATATACTCGTAGATGTCGCCACCAAAGATGGAGTACCAGGCTGGAGTCGGGTAATAGGGACGGCCAGCGGTGGGATAGACAGTAGGTAGTACGAAGCGGGTTGGGCGTTTGTTGACGCTGACATTCTTCAGACGGGCCTCGCGTACCTTATCCTCCAAATCGGCCAATGGTGACGGCACGTAGAGCGACGGCACGGCATTGACGGGAGCATTATTCTCAGCACCCTGTTCGATGAAGTACTTATCGAGCCAGCGGTTTGAGCAATACACGAAGTTGATCTTACCATAGTCATCCATGCGCTCCATGCGGGTAGTGTGACAGGAACGGTGGGCGATACCCGTCACCTTGGGTTGCCAAACCGTTGTAGATACCTCCTTGCCGTCTTTGTCGAGCTCGTGCTGATTCAGCAGCAGCTCAGGGAAGGAAATGCCAAAAAGTTCCTGGTCGAGGACTAAGGAGAGCCACGTCTGGGCGAGGTTGTTACGGTCTAAGAACTCCTGTACCTGCGGGTCGGTCTTAGTCCATTCTTCGAGAGCCGTTTTCAGTTCGGCTATCTGCTCGTTGATGGACGTTTTGAGTGCGTCGAAAGTATCAGAGGCGGGGGCGGTCGTAGCACGACCACTTACTGCACCAGCAATGGGCGAACCATTGCCCACTGTACCTTCGCCTTCATCGTTAGGAGCGCTCTGCTTCTGCTCCAGATTCAAAAGCTGGGTCTGAAGGTCGATAATTCGACCGCGAAGCCACTGGCCTGCGTCTTTGTAGCGGATGAACTTCTGGGTGATGTTACCACCGACATATTGGGTAGTGTCGTACATCGGCTGTGGCCCAAGACCGGCGCATAGGTCGGCATTGAACTTGATACCGGCAGCCGTGTATGGCAGCATGTGGGTAAGGAGTGCCACGAGGTTAGGCAGGTTGTTGCCAAAACCCCACTCAATCCATCCCAGGCCCTCAGTGCCTTTACCATCAGCACCTTGCATCGACTCGTTGCCGCTGCTGAAATAGAGCGTCGGTATCTGCTTGCGCTGCATCTTACCGTTCTGCTGGGTACCAGCACGCAGTTGAGCGCCGATGAAGTCGGCCCATGTGATGTCGCCAGGGCCATCCATATTATAATACGAACGGTCGCCAGGCATCAAGACAGAATAGCCTTTGCCGTGCAGGTCGGCAGCCTTACGGATGAAGTCGCCTGCCTTTACGCGGGTGATGACTTTGGGTGTTTGATTCTTCTTTGCCATAATAACAGCTTTTATTTTTGGCAAAGTTAGTCAAAAGGGATTTTGAGGTCGTGACAAAGTGGTTTGGAAGGTTGCTATGACATAGCAACATACTTAACCCTTTTTACGGGACTTCAATTTGGCGTTGAGCTTTTCAGTCTCTTCATTGCGGCGGGTGATATCTTCGAGCTGCTGAAGGATGGTGGTGTAGGGCTCGCGGTCGATGTCGGAAGCTGTCGCATGGAGATACTTTTCGAGGGTGGCCGTCGTGCGGGTGTAAAGTTCGAGGGGGTTGACACGCTTTTTCTTCTTATCCTTGGCCACGGGCTGCATCTTAAACACCTTCGGGTAGGTCTTGGCGAGGTAGTGCATCATGCCCTGCCACCAAAGCGTGACTATCTGCCAGTCGCGGTCGGGGAAGTTGCGGAAGTACTGCGCATTGTCGCTATGCTGGTTGGACTGGTAGCGGAAATCGCGCTTGGTCTTACCGGTGGTCTCATCGACGAAGGCAATCTTACGGCAGAAAATGGTAGCGAGAAACATCGCCTTGGCGAGATCCACGGCCTTGTATGCCTTCAGGAGGTCGCGAGGGAGTACCTTTTTGCCCAGCTGCTGCATCTGCAAGAGGTGATTGGACTGGTTAGAATACATTTCCATGTAGTCCTGGGCAAAACGAAAACGTTTCCAGGTGAAGCCGTCCATCAATGGTGACGGGCCTTCGAAGGTAACAGAGCGAAGGCAATAACTACGACGGCGGGAAATGCGCTCGAAAGGGAACATCAGGAGGTTATCTTTCGACTCCGGAGAGAGCCAGTCGAGCATGCCAGGAATGGTTGCACCATTGACAGGATTCTTTCGCGGCGAGAGCCAGGAATGGATCTGCCAGAGGTAGAGAGCAAAAGGCTCAGACTTAATTGAAAATTGATAATTGAAAATCGAAAATTTAGGGGTACGAATGCGGACGGTGTAGTACTGATCTTCGACGGCGACAGCAGGATTGAGACCCTGCACGATTTCGAGGTTGGTGAGGGCAAAGAACACGCCCACCTTCACCTCCAGCATATCGAAGGGATGATACTTATCGGAGCGCATGGCACAGTCCAGTAAAACTTCGGAAATGGCACGGAGTTGGGGGAGCGTGCAGCGGTTCCAACTGGTAGGGAGGGAGAGATTGATATTCATAGACTGAGGATTTTATGTTGCTGTGGCATAGCAACAGACACTACAAGACATAGAACTCTACTTCGAGGTTGTTGAGACCATCTTTGGCAGAGACGTTATAGGATAGTTTATTGATGAAACCCACGAGGCCGTTGATGCGGAAGCGGCGCGTCCAATGGTTTGGCACGTCGGCCACCTGAGCGGCAGAGCACTCAATGCGGATGCGGTACTTACGACGCTTCAGAACGAAGTTCATCAGTTCGGACATGAAGGTATCGCAGAGACCACGCGACTTGATTTTCTTCTCTATCTTTCCCGTAGTAGGATTGACCACATCCGGATTGATGAGCGGAGCATTGGCCCACTCAGGCTGTTTCCACGAACGGATTTTCAGACTGAAACGTTCGCCATCACCAATACCTTCGTGTGTACCGTTATAGTCGAACTCATTACCCCACATATCGAGCGAGTCGGAAGCGAGGGCATAGAGACCGGCGACGGTACGCCACTTGGAATTGCAACCGAAACCGTCGTAGTTGAAATCGTAGGTCTGAAGGGTAGCATTGGTACCACCACCACGCATGAGGGCGATAGCCAGTCCCCAATCCATTTCTTGCAGCGGAGAGTTACCATCCTCGGTATCGCTGGGATCGTAGTTCTCTATCAGTTTCAGTACTTCGTCGGCATAGCACTCCACGAACTCAGAGCCGATGGACTGACGTATCTTCTGCTCGATAAACTCATGTTCCATATCTTCATCGATGAAGGCCGCGAGGATGGGCTGCTGCTTCTGCTGCTGATTGAGCGTCACAGTATTGCCGCTGGAATCGGTATGCGTACCACTGGCCTGCTCGATCTCCACCTGATAGTTGACATCGTTGAAAGTGACAGGCTGGAAGTCGCTGACGTATTCCTCTACAAAGTCATCGTTAAGCTCAGAGCAATCACCCATTTCCACACCCTTATACTGACCCACCTCGAAGAGTGCCGGTTTCCAATCGCTGCTACTGGTAGCATCGCCATTCACCTTGATACGATAGGCATTGCCAGTGGTGAGGTCGATGTAGCACGTCTTATCGCGGTCGCCACCATACGCTTTCGGCGCACGGAAGATCTGCTCGTAGGTCTTAGAGGTGTCTGTTGACTTCTGAGGATAGTCGATATAGTCATAGTCCGTATCGTAATCCTTTACACCATTCTTCACGTTGGCACGCTGTTCCTTGGCATCAGATTCAGCCGAGTACTTCATGCGGACACCCGTAATCTTCTCAGCCACCTTGTGCATGCTGATGACCTTACCTGGGAAGTCAATGGGTGCCTCGTTGGAACGGAATACCTCACGAACGAAGTAAGCCGTAACATGGCGCTTCTCATAGTCGTAGTGGAAGCGGATGCCGAAAGAAGCCCAGAGCGAGTCGAGCACCGTCTGTACCGATTCATCAGGGAAATTGTCGCTATTGGCATACATCAGCATGATATCAGCCTTCATCGTCTCGCCGGTCTTGGTACCTTCTACGGTGATAGAAGTGACACCATTCTGACCGACAGAAGCATGACCATCATACGTCTTGTGCCTAAAAGGGTCGTAGTAATGGTAATCGCAATCGTCGAGCTGCTTACCCTTCACGTCAGAGATCTCGAACTGACCGCCACAACCACGAGAATCGAGCCATTCATTGATCTGCTGCTTGTTGGTGAAGAAACTATCGATGTCGGGGTATTTCTTCTCTTCATCGTACTTACAATGGGTGGTGAAGAAACACAGGTGGCGCATGTCCTCAATCTTCAACAGTTCGGAGTTATCCCACGATACATCGAGGTAGTCAAAGAGACAGTCGAGAAAGTAGAGGACATAGAAGCAAATGCCCGATTGCTGACGGTCGGCCTCCAGTACCCAGTAAGGCCAGTGGTCGTTAGGGCCTAACTTCTGTGCCTTGGGTGAGACGGTGGTAGTGGTTTTACCATCATCATCGATACCATGGTGCGTATAGGCAATGCGGGCATTACAATACTTTGCGTTGGGATATGGTTCTGACACATTGATATACGACTGAGCCACACGCGGCTTCTTAACCACGTTGCCGTTACCATACGACACCTCTTCCTTCAGGGCAGCCTTCTCTTTGCTATTAGTAGTCTCACAGCGTCCAGGGAACGAGAAACCGAGTGCCTGTGGCGTAAATTCAGCCTCGCTGGTGCGGTTGGAGGTGATGGAATGGTTTTCGTCTGGCTTTTTACCGTCGTAGGTGATTTTGATATTGAAGTCATAGTTGACCGTACATTTCACGTTACCAATCTTCTCACCGATGAGTATCTTATCCTTTACGGGGATGTCGCGGCAGTTAAGCTGACCGATGAGATCCTGCATGGAGTGCTCAGAGGCAGATATATTCATCGTAAGAGCGTTGTCAATCTCTTCATCCTCAGAGGTCACGAGCGTACCAGAACGGAAAGGTTGGTTATCCACGACAATCCGCATCTTCGTATGCTCCAGATTGACGGGACGGTCGATATTCGTCGGGTCGTCGATATTACCCAACAGGAAGCGATTGCCCTCCATCGGCATTCGACAGGGGTAAGAAAACATTTCGTTGTCGTTAAACAACGGATTCTGGTCGTCGATATCTATCGAAAAATCGTCGGGGAGGTTCAGCGGGCGCTGCTTTCCATCCTTCAAGGCGGTAATGGCAATGTGGCTGTTCATATTTACTGCTGTTTATAGTACAACTTAGCATTGGCTTGCACGGTAATGCGACGGTTGGTGAAGGAATAGACCATAGCATCGCCGGAAGCGACAATCTCCATGTGGCCATGGTCATCGAGACGGCCACCATTGACGTAGAGGGTAGCGGCATCGTAACAGGTGATGTTGCCCTTACCAGAGACAAAGGCAAAGTCGCGGGCGATGAGCTTACCCTGTTCGATGACGGCACGGGCATGGCCTTTGACAATAACATCAGCACGGTCGGATGCGACATGTACGGAACAGTTATCATCGACGGTCACGGGCATATCGCCGAGGACATAGACACGATGACGGCCCGTGATGACCACCGGATTGATGGCCACGCCTTCGGGCTTATCGCCCACGAGTACCATACCACCAGAATTGGTGATAGGCGACTCGTTATAATAGACACCGGCACGGATAATATCGGAGCGATAGACGGGATATAGTTTCGAGAAGGCCGTGATGACCTGCTCAGGCACCTCATGGAGCACACCAGCCCAGAATCGTTGCCAGGCTGCCACCAGTTCGGGGACAGACTTGGCTTCACGGAACATATTCTGCGACTCCTGGCAGTTACCGCTCTGCGAGAGAATATCTATACACAATTCTTGAAATCGAATGAAATATTGCTTATCCATATATATCGAATTAAAAATTAGAATGACACTATATTAGGGATTTCGAGGCCGTCGTAGGTGGCGGTGACGATGAAGTTCACCTTGGCGCACATAGGCCAGGTAGGAGGCATGTCGGCATTACGGATGCGGATGGTTCGCGTCATAGGCTGCTCAGGCCAGTGGGCATTGCGCCATCCCTGGTCACTCTGTTTGTCGGCAGCCGTGCGGGTGTCGGTATCTTCGCCATAGTTGCCGGTATAACGCTCCCACGCCCAATCAGAGTCGGTGAGTTGCGAAGTGATGTCGAAGTTGCCACAGAACAGACGCGGATCGAGATAGAGGTCAACCTGTCCTGGTATCTGTGCGGAGGTGGTGATGAGTTGGGCATTGGCATCGTAAAAACGGATGGTGAGATCGGTCACACCATAGAGCATCTTCCAGACAGATGAGCCAGGATAAGGTTCATCGTTAGTACTGGAATTGGCATTGAGATACCACTTGCAACCGCCATAAGTAATCGTAGGATAGGCGCGAGAGGTGCGGGTGTACGTGGCCGTCGGATCCCATTCGCCCATGAATACCTCATGGATGACTACACGGGTCAACAGGAACGAGGCAGAGGTGGTATATACCTGGTCGCCATCCTCAGTATGGATGGTGCGCGAGGCAGCCACCACGAATACGGCACCCAGCTCAGGTACATCGGAGTAACGGAAGTAGAGCGCCGACGGAATACCATCGGGATATTGCTGGGCAATGGCAGCGTCCCATGCGGCATCAGCATCAGAGTTACCAGACTGACGGGTGATGGTCATCTGATAGCCAGACTGAATGACCTGCCCACTGACATCCTTCAGCACGAAGTCGGCACGGATCTGTTCGTTGGAGGCAATGGTACCATCAGGATTAGACAGTACGATTTCCACCTTATCAGAGAAACGGGTGAGCTGTTCGATGACACCATAGATATAAGCATCCTTTGTAACAAACGACTCACCATTGAACTCCTTGCGGTGAATGGTCTGACCTTCATCATCGGTCACAAGCATGGTGAAGCCGGTGAGGTCGCCCCAACCTCCCATAAAGCAATGATCCTCCCATTCCCAGGTGTTGACTCCTTGGAAACGGGCCATATAAGTAGTAGTATAAACGAAGAATGCCTGACGCTCCGGATGATTGTTGTCGAACGAGCCAGAGACACTGAGCACGCTCCACTGTTCGGGTGCGGGCGACCATACTTCGGGCTCGCCTTCCTCGGTGTCGAACTTACGCATCACAACGGTTACGAGACCATTCTGATAGATCTTATCACCATCCATCGGTGAATAGCGGGCATCCTTAGCGATGTAATAGGTGGTATCATCGATAACGCGCTCCACCACGTCGCCTACGGCCTGCACACGGCAATAGATAGACATGAAGCCCGCACGCTGGATATTACCGTGATGGTCGTCACTGTTGGCTGTGGCATTCTTCGAACCGTCCATATTCGACCAGAAGCCACGCAGGATATCACCAATAATAAACTCACCAGGTTCTCCATCGTTCAAGTCGAGCACGAACTGGCAGGTGTGGTTAGCCTGATTGACATCAATAATCTCCTTCACACGGCCCTTACCGGCAGAGTCCCATCGAGTACCAGAAAGCACTTCAATCTGGTTGTATTTAATGGTGGGAACTGACAGCGACTGCGACAGTTCGAGCGAACGGGCGATAATGGTACCATCCGGCAGAATGCGGGCACCATCACGCGAACCGATGCCCACCTGGATATCTTTCTCGAAATTGCCGACGGTAACAGCCTTCAGGATGGTAATGGCACCCTGAGCAGTGTCATCATGGGTACGCGACAGGTAGCGCGTACCAGCCCATTTTGGAGTAACAACGGCTTCCTCTGAATCATCATCAGTATCATCGCCTGCCACGAACTTCAGCGTCTTACCACCAAGTACGAGAGTAGTGATAGAAGCCCACGATGCGGTCAGTTTCTCAAAAACAGCCTCGGAAATTGTTTTGAGAAACTTCACCATATTGGTGGTGGCGTTGTACTCCCACCAAGTGCCTTCACCTCCGGATGCAATGGCTTCGTCGGAAGCCAGCGAACCATTGTTGAACAGCTGTTCCCATGTGCGGTCTCTGAGTACACCACCATCAGAGGAAGCAGAGATAATACCCTGCGTATAGATGTAATAGAAATCTGCTGGGCCTACCTGTGTGCCTTCTTCGTTCTGTCCGTAAAGGTCAATTTCCTGTGGCGAGAATACCACCTGAGCCTGAGCATCGGCAGCCGTGCTCTTTGGAATGGCGATATAGACCCAGCGCTTATTATTGTCGTGGAACACCGTCGGCGAGGCAATGAGAGGCCAACGGCGGTAGTTGTGGGCATTATCATACTCCAAGCCAGTGATACCCTTCATGTAGCACATGACCATGGAACCGCTGGCGCAGTTGGCATGGATGTAGTTACGATCACCGGCAGCGTTGAGCTGGATGAAAAGGGCGCTGGGCGACACCCAATAGTTAGTGGGCTGGGCTTGGGTCATACTTTCTTAGTTGAGAGTTGAAAGTTGAGAGTTTAGAGTTAAGACAATGCAGGTGTGACGAACATCACGGAGCCTTCGGCGTTGTTTTGGAACTCAGGCTCGTAATCATCGCCTGCTGACGCTTCGGGCGTAGCAGTGGCCACGTAGAGAGGTGAGTCTTTGAAGGCTTCAAGAGCCTTTTCGTCGAAGTCGGGCTGATGCGTCTGAAGATACTCTGAGAGGTCGGTCACACAGCGCACAGCCTCGTTGTGTGCAGCCGCGCGACGGGCATCATCGACCTTAATAACCTTGGTACGCTCTTCGAGGTGACGGGCCACACACTTACGCAATTTATGAATTAATCGTTTCATCAATTTATCATCGGTGCCCTTAGTAGCCACCTCTATGAGATAGTCGATGAAGTCCTCACCAAAGATGGGGCCTAAGACATCCTCCTGAATAGTACGGAGGTCAGGGAGCATCTGAATGAACTTCTCGCGGGAGTCGTAGATATCGAGATATTCCTGAAGCACGGTGGCAGAGGGGATGGCGAGACCGGCTGCGAGATAGAAGAAACGACTCTCCTTCCATTTCTCGGCTATCTCTCTCTTCTCGGCAGCTGCAACGGCTTCGGGTGAGTCGGCATCATCAGGCAACGGATCGGGTGATGGGTCGGGCATGGCAGCCACATCCTTCGTCCACTGTTCCAGGAGCACCAACAGACGATTAACGGCAGCATGGGCCTCCGTGATGCAAGTGGTTTTATAGTCGCGCACGGCTTCTCGGTCGGCCTTACCATAGTCATCAGCAGTAGCCATATTCACACCAGATCCATTAACGCTGACAGCCTGGATATTTACGCTTCGACCCAAAGCATCAAAAGTGACGACACGCTGGGCAACAGTCAGCAGACGGGCGTAGGGTGGGAGTGTAGCGCCGTCGGTCACTTGCTTAATGAACTCAGAGATACCATCATCGCCACTGCGAAGCGTCTGGTAATACTCCACGAGGGAGTCGTAGAGTGGCTGGCCCAACTTCTCTAAGAGGAAGTCCTGTTCGCTACTATCGAGAAAACCCATAATGGACTCGATGTTATCAATAGCATTTGCCGGAGAATAGAGACGGAGCTCTTCGGTGGTAGATATTAACATGATATAAAACGTTTTATTTGCCACAAAATTAAAAAGTCACGGCCATAAGGTCGTGACAATTTCAAATGCGAAAGCCCGATATTTTACTTCTGGAGGTACTTCAGGATGCCTTCGACATGGAGACGTTCGATGGCATGCTTACCGGCATCGGACAATAGAAACTCCACGTCACGCTTGTTATCCTGGAAGAGATTTTCCGTCAGGACTGCGGGACAGTTGGTGTGAGTAAGCACGTAGAGGTTGGCTTCGTAGTCACAATCGCCATCGCTCTTATCCATACGAATAGGAGTCTGGTTCTGTCCGTACTCGCCACGCAGTTTACCATTGCTGATAATCTGCACATACTCGCGAAGGTTGGTGATGGCAGCATCATAGAGACATTCAGCGAGGTTGTCGGCCTTCGTCTTACCAGGCGACGTATAGGCAGCCCAGCCACCAGCACCATGCCACTTGCCATCAGCACCAGCGGCATTGAGGTGGACGCTCACATAGATGCAATCATACAGCTTACACAAATCGTTGACCAGACGGCAGCGCATGGAGAGCTCACGCGACTGTTCGAGTTTGACATCCTTCGTCTGGAGATTCTGAGGCAGATAGCCGTCCTCATAGTCGATGGCGACATTGTAACAATAACTGCGTAACTTAGCTGCTATGCCTTGGATCCTCTCACGGCAATAGACAGCCTCGCGGATGGAACCATCAGGCGCACACTTGCCAGGTGTACTGAGCAAGTGCGGCGTACCGAGAATAATCATTGTTTGTTTCATATATTAATGAATTTATGAAGTTATGAATTTTGTTTTTTCAACCAGGCAAATGGTTTACGCTTTTCGAAATAGTCCGCTTCGTGAGCATGAGCATAGGCTTCGCGCTCAAAGCAGACATTACGATAGGCATCATCCCATTTCCATCGTTTCAGGAATTGCCAGACAAACGACAGGATATAGATAGGCAGAAAGAAAATGTAGAGACATTCCTTCCATTGGAGAGAGTGAATCATTTCATGCCGGATGTTATAATCATACATCACAGCATTCTTACGGACAAAGCACAGATTACCTATGCACATTGCCTTATATCCCTTAAACGGGATGATATTGTTATAAATGAACTTCATACCTATTCCTCCTTATTTTCAGGTTCAGGTTCAGCCAACATTTCAGCAATAGCATCAATGTAACAGGGAGGAAGATCACTACTATAAATCTTTATGAGTTCAACCTCCTCCGGTGTATATTCCGTTTCATTATTGCCCTTAAAAATCTTGTTAGCAAGAGCACGAGCCAACACACCACTCTCCTGTGTATAGATAAAGTCGGCAAATGACTTTCTAATACTCTTAATCTCTCCATGTGTTCTGGCCACATCAGAGAAAATCATCACTTCATCAAAATTTATCTTCATAATCGTATCGTTTAAATTAATCCAAATGTCCCATGATATATGCGTAGAAGTTGGTACCATCATAGGTAATAAGCACATGACATGTATCTGCCGGTCCCATACCTAAACCGCCTGTCATATCTTGATTCTCATCTGGATTCCTCATGTGAGGACAACTGGCACCATACGATGAACTGCGATAACCATACAAAGTGAAAGAAGAACCAGGAGCGCCTACGATATACAAATCAAAAGCGAACTTCGTCGAATCACTAACACCAAGGAATGTGCGACACGTTGACAAAGTGGGCAAATAGCATGTACCGTAAGTACCTCTTACCAACACATATTTACCCTTATTCGGATCAATAGTATTCACAGAACTTGACGGTGTAAAATCGTTCAGCTGATGGCCCACAATGTGACCGTTCAACACGCCATGACCAGTACCAGCATAAGCATAGTTCCTATCTGCATTCTTTGCAGAAAGAATCATTGCATAGTTCGCTCCAAGGCCCCAATAGTTATTCTGATCTTCATTTTCAAAACGAGCAACCGCACGTAAACCAGAGGCAGCAGGAAGAACATTACCACCAATACCCGCAAAGGCATTTCGTGCATCATTACGGAAGATAATGTAGGCATCATTCGTAAACGGGTCGTTGGTCAAACCAGTACCACTAACTTTAAATCCCGCTATAGTTCCACTTTGAACCTTGATATTATTGAACGTACCGGCGTTAGCTGTCACATTACCATCAGCATCAACCACAAAGTTGTTGTTCTTACTCTTTATCTGAGTAGGAATAAGATTCTCAACAATAATCTCTTCTGCCAATAAAAGATCCGTAGCTACGAACTTCAGATAGTTCGCTTTCTCCCAATGGTTCGTGTCGTTATAAGGCTGTGTAGTAGATGTATATCCAGCACTTGTAGTACGCTGTTTCATACGCCAATACGTCATAGAACCTGATGCAGACTCTTTGGCACGAACGACATGACGCACACCCGTACCACCGCCATAATAATAGGTTGTACCACTGACCCAATTACCGACATATACATGCTGAATATCATCTGCCATACGGTCGTTAGTATGCTCCAACCATGCTGTAGCCATGGTATTACGCTCCAACTTAGGCATGCAGATATAACAGTAGTTATCGGAAGTTCCTGCTGGCAGCAAACGGAACAAAACCTTTTGGGTGCTATAACCACTATTGTAGAACGATGATCTTGTGCGGAAGGTCACTGTAAATTTCTTCCAGGAAGAAGATAGTTTCCAACTAACACAACAATCAGAAGTCACACCAGTCACGCTGAAATCACTGTTGGAATATTCGCCTGTAATCCTAATCCCATTGATATAGAGGCCCTGGTTAGGATCGACACAATAAGGATAGATATAGGTATTAAGCAAAGTGGCAGATGTACCTTTGGCCCAGAAAGAGAATGTGTACCAATCGCTATAATCAATCTTCCTTACACCGGAATAAGCCCAAATATCCTGTTGCAATACCTCCTTATACTGAATAGTACTGGAACCATAAGCTGTGCGGTCATAATAAGAATTAACACCATCCTTTGCATTTGAACCTGTTTTAACACCAGGCGTATAATCCGGAGTTCCAGAAGGTGACAACTGATTCCGAACCGTCCAGGCATCCAGTTCACCATCAGAATTGAAAGCCGTATCTTCCAAAAGATTTGGCTGTACGCCATCGTCAAATTGAGCAATCAGACTAATTTCATTATCGACAGTACTCGTTTTTGTGTAGGTAGTAACCTTCTTCTGCCAAAGATAACGATTAGTTTTACTCAATCCACTTACATCATAAGTACCTTCGCTTTTCCACCCACTATCATTAGCACTTGGAGCGGCAAATGTCATGGTAAACATGCGATAACGGGTAACGGAATTAATACCGTTTCCAACATCGCCATCATTACCATAATATCCCAGGCACATACCACTTTCAGAGGGGATATAGGTTGTGCCACCTCCTGAATAGGTGAGTTTTGTGCGCGTCCAAAGATACTTTCCCTTCTCAGCGGCAGGGGGTGTGTTATCCTGCCATGTACCGGTGGCAGCGGATGCAGAACCGAGAGCATACTGCTCTACGACAGACGCAAATTCACTAACCTTACCAAGGCATACTTTACCACCATAAGTCGGACTACCAGAGGTATAAGTGGTTTTAGTACACTGCCACACAAACTTATCAGCATCCGTGCTCTTAATGTTCAGGCCCTCAAACGTAGTTGCCGTAAAACTGCTGTCGTCAGGAGCGGTAGTCTGACTATCGCCCAGACAAAAGAGAATATCAACAGAAGATATACCTTTACCGTCTGTTCCAAAGTAACCTATACACTGACCAGTCTCGGAAGGTGAGTAGCCTACGCTGCTGTCAGCGTAGGTGAGTTTTGTGCGCGTCCAAAGATACTTTCCCTTCTCAGCGGCAGGGGGTGTGTTATCCTGCCATGTACCGGTGGCAGCGGATGCAGAACCGAGAGCATACTGCTCTACGACAGACGCAAATT